TCACCCCAATATGCTCCGTCCGAATAATTAACTTTTTCTACGATACGATTCATTTGTTCAATATATGATGTCCATATAGTAAACTCATATGTTAAGTTCATATAGTCTGGCATCGCTACATTGTAATATTCACGATTAGGTTCTATATTTTGCAATACTGAAAATTTATCAAAACGATTTGTTTGTGAATATTTCTTTTGAAAAGAGTAAAATAATTTTGGTTCATTGGAATCCAATTTATCTATTGGCATATCTGTGTTACGAGTCATACCTGTTCGTTTATAAACTATTAACGGAACTATGATTTGTCTTTTCTTATCTCTTAGAAATCCCTGTTTGGTTATTTGAGTCCACCTTTCTGGTGATGCGTAAATACAAGGGACCTTTACCTTTTCATCATTTATCTCTACATTAGGTTTTATTACTTCATTGAAGTAATACATAATAGCAGAGTCCATATCCATAATACCTACGGATATATTCTTCACATCATCTTTTGCTCCCGGTGAATTACGACTAATTTTTGTCCCACGATTAAAAATATTTCTTTGACTTCTTGGTATTGGTTTATTTCTTGCCATTATGAACCTCTATACTCCTCTAAGTTATTGGTTGGCATTCTTACTAAATGTGCTTGGACCACAATTGAATGAGATTTTGTTGGGTCTCCACCAACTAATTGATTTTCATTATATGAATTAACTTCAAAATAACCCTCGTTCCATTTAAATATATCACCAATATCTGGTTTTACATTTACTTCAACAAGGTATGCTCTTTGGAATGCAAATGAAACATTTTGTTTGTTGTCCGCACCAAAGTCTGTATAGTCAAAATCAAAGTCTTCAGCGTTTACTATACAAGGTAATTTTACTCCTTGTTTGTAAACTTTACCCTCTGATGCTTCACCATACATATTTGTTTCTGTATCATATACTGAAACTCTATGTAGAATAACGAACTGGTCTATTATTCCGCAATCGTCGATATTTGGTTCACCTATAAGTTCTCTATTGAACTTTTCAAAGGTTGCCAAATCTTTGTTTCCATAAAATCTTTGTGGCATTTGTTTATCCTATATAGATTGGGTAAGGGACTTTTTTCAATGTTTCTTGCTCAAATTCACTTTCATCTTTTTGAGCTTCCATAAGTGCCTTACGACTGGTTTGTTCTAAATTTTCTCTCAATTGTTCTATTAATTGTTCTTTTTCTGCAGTTGCTTCTGCTCTCAATGTATCTCCGTCCATTGAAACTTCTGCATTTGGAATAGGAATATTACCATATTTAGAACGAACAATACCTAATAACTCTTTTGATAATGCTAATGCGTATTTTCTAATCCATTGTTTACCCACATCATTAATGTTTGAGTATTTCATAAAATCATAATTAACATTTGAGTAATCAGATACTATTGTATCGTCACTTGAACCGCTATGTCGTGTTCTTAATGGATTATCTCTATCTTCTGTTTTGATATATTCAATCCAAACCGAACCCGATTGAGTTGGAATTGGAAATATTCTCATCTGATTATTTCTAATTTCAAAAGAATAAGCTGATTTTCTAATCTGGTCATTAAATTCAATTGCTTGAACTCTAAGTAAATCTGCATACATTGGTTGTAAAACAAATGTAATGGCTGGTGAATAACTACCGAAACCAAATCCGTCCAACATATTATTTGTTCCCATACCTGTTCCGGCGTATGGGTCAAAGTATCTTGTGATTGCCGGTCTTGATTCATAATGAACTTTTTTAACTTCAATTGACGCACCTGATTCACTTACATCACTAACTAATGCATTTAAGTCATAAACTTGACTTCCTGAATTAACTGAAACTGCTGTTCTCTTGACATCAACTGAACCACCAACTAATGCTTCTTGTCCATATTCTTCTGAAATAAATATAGTTTCACTTAAAGTAGGTTTTACCCTTTTATGTGTGAAGTTTGAACTTGTTGGTTGTCCTTTTAAATGAAATAAGTTATCACGAATATTAAACTGGTTTACCTGCGCACCATATTCAGAAACACTTTCTTCTAAACAAGCATAAAATTGTGTGTCTTGGAGTTCAACATCCATAATTGGATATCCAAGTCTTTGTGCACACCATTTTGCTACTTGCGGAGCTTCTGTTTGAAACTCTGAGTCTGTATCGTATAACCCGAATGGTGTGGAACCACTATCCTCGTGGATTGCAGAGCCACTACCTGGCCATATTGCTTCTTGAGCCATTAAATTCTCCTATTAATAGTCTATTTGTATATACATTAATAAATATAACTTTTTTGTATTTTGTATAAAAAAACCCCCTATAAAATAGGGGGCTTTTTATTACTATAATAATCAGTTTCAGGACTGAAATTATTATGCTGCTATTGGTGGTAACTCTGCTCCGAACCACTCAGCTGCGTCCATACATATGAACATATTAACTGTGTCGGCTGCTACCGTAATCGCTGTATTGTCTGATGATACATTAATTGCGTCACCTGAACCTGGGTATACTTCTAATGTCTTATTTGCAAGATTGTTCATTACAAGATATACTTCTCCAACAGTGCAGTCTGACAATAAAGGTAGTCTAACACCTTTTGCGTTATCTGCTGCTGTTACGATTACAACTGCTCCACTACCTTGAGTGATTGCTCCTGCGCCAGCTTGGTCTGAACCTGCTGCTACGACTGATTGAACTCCCATAATCAAAGCGTTTTGCGTTGTATTACCAGTAATAGTTTGTGTATCACTTAAACTAACTATTGAATCTGCTAAGTCATCCATATAATTTGCGTGTGATTGTCTTAGTTTTGATTTAATACTAGCTTTTGTTACATTTGCCATTATTTTTCTCCATGCAATTTGGGGATTTCCTGCTTCCCAAATCCTTTAATTGTAGATTACAATACCCACGACATCCGTCGCCAGGGCTGGAAATAATCTCTGTATATAAGTATAGATTATAACAAAAAAAACCCCACCGAAGTGGGGCTTTTTCTAACTTATCTGTTATCAATTTCTAATAATTAAAAATTATTATACTTTATCTACATCAGCTACTATGACTTTACCATAGAATTCAGGACGAACCATCTTCTTAGCGTATCTTGTCATTACCCCTTTACGTGGTGTAAAGTTTTTAGGGTCGTAGACAAGCGGTGTCATAATTAACGGCACATATGGTGAATAAACCGCACCAGTTTCAAGGAAGTTTTGTCCTCTGAAACCGACAAGTATTTGATTCTCTAACATATATGGGTTTTTATACACGGTGTATCTGTTATTTAAAGCACCAACTTTTTGAACGCCCATAGCGAACTGGTTAGTTGTTGCTTCACCGACTGTATCTGCTGCATATCCAGGAATACTTTCAATGATAGTTGCTGTCTCTGGTGAAACCACCATAAAGTTAGCACCACCTCTTAGAGTTTTCTGGTGAATTGCGTTTGATACTGCTTGTATTTTGTTACCAAGTGTTTGGAACCACTCACCTTTAGTGTAAGCGTTTGAAGCACCTGATGATTCTACAAATGTTGAACTTGCTGAGTCAAACTCGTGTCCAACTTTTGCTGACCATTTCTCTGATTTAGCTGATGCATTTGCGAACAACATATCAAGTATTTCTAAATCAATTTCCATTGAAATATACTCACTTAATAGTGATGTTAATTCTGCTTCTGCGTCAACTGAATGATATGCATTTAAGTCTTGTGCAAGTTCTGGAGTCCAGACTGCTTTTAACTTACGAGTTTTCGCGATTATCGGAATACTCTTTAGTGCGATATCTAATTCAGGAATGTCGATATCAGTTTCTGGGTTAGCGTCGACTTGTGTAGCTGTTGCTTCAAAGTCTGTTCTGCTGTAATCAGTTACTGGTTGTGCGTGGTATTTAACTGAAGCACTCAATGGTACTCCTGCTAAGCTCTTTCTTACGATAAATGAAACGGTATCTGCTGATGCGTCGTATTTAGTGTAAGCTGGAAAGAACTCGTCAAATCCAGAACCTGAGATAGAGTAAGCTCTTACTCCGTCTTTGTCTGGGTTTGTGTAGGATGCGATTGCAGTTGTGATTTTTAATAAACCATTGTCTGCGTCAAATCCTGTTGCTACTGATGAAGATAGGTCTGGTTCAAAATCAACGTCTTGAAAAGAAACTGAAGAAGTTGTAAAAGCTGTTGCACCTGTTGCGGTGTTAACTTTAATTTCTGCTGTTGCTTTGTCGTTGATTGAGTAACCGAATTTTCCTGCTCCATATAAACCGCCTGAAGCGTCAACGTTTGAACCTGATGTATTACCATATACATCTGAGTTTTCTACGTGGTTACCAGTTTGGGCTGTTCCGTACTTGAAGTCAAGGTAGAAGATAAGACCTGAAGGTAAGTTCATTGGTTGAACTGACACAAAGTCTTGAGCTGCTAACTCACCAAAAATTCTACGAACTAATGGTAAAGCTACACCGCTCCACTCTTCTGCATTTTGACCACCTGTTACGGAAGCCTCTTGGATTAACTGACCTGCTTGGTTTTCAAGCAAGACTGCCATTCCGTGTCTTT